TTCCATAGAAGTAAATTTATTAATTTTTCTAAGGAATAACTTGTAGCGGATTATTAACTTTTTTAACATATTAGGTGTTTTGTGGTACAAATATACGACAAAACTCTAATCCCACAAAAATTATTTATTCTTTTTAGGTGTTAAAATATACCCCAATTCTACTACGGCACCAACTGCTAAAGCAGGTAACCATACCCCTGTAACAACCGCAGCCACAGCTCCAACTGCGACAATACTAGTACCAACAGTTGCTCTTTTCCACCTAACTTTCTTTTTTTGTTCTTGTGATATTTTTTCTTGAGCCTGCTCTAATTGACTTTCTAAATTCTGATTTTTTAATGCAGAATTCATGGCCTCTTCCTCCAAATCTTTGTAATTATCAAATAAACCAAAAAATGCTTCTCTTGATAATAAGAGAGCATCAGTACAATCACTTGAGTATTTAAAAATTGAGTCTATCTCACTTTTGTAAGAATCCCTCAACGCTAATCTCTTTAATACTTCTCCCTCCTGTCTTTTGGTTAAGAATATCCCAGTGTCCCCTTGGAACACTATCCTCTTGGGACGTATGGTCTGACCAAAGTTTATCCCTATCATGGTCAACATAAGTACCAAAAGAAGGAGTGACTTTTGTAATATTTGTCTCATAATTTATTATAGTTTCATCTTGATAATCACGTTCTCTTTGTAAAAATGAAAGTAATAATTCTCTATTTGATAATCTTAATATACTAATAGAATCTCTTAATTGGTTAATTTGATGTGATGTATTAACCTCCTTAGTTGACTCAACTTCATGTTTAAAATTATCTTTCAAAAAGAAAATATATGCCAAAAGTAATATAATGGCAAAAATAAAGATGTAATCCTTTAATTTACTCTTATTCATTATCTAATAATAAGGATAATTTGTTAAAATTCAAGAGACTATTTTCTCCTCCACTTACCACCTTTACTTTTGTAATGTTTCGCAGCAGCTCCATTACAATATGCACTTGGGCAAACTTTATATCTAGCTCTTGCCCAATCTAATGATTTTTTCCATAACGAAGGGTTAGTGGGTACATTTTTTTTTGCTTTTTCAGATATTTCTGACTCCATCATAACCATTTCTTCTTCATCTGATTGGTCATCTAAATCACCTTCATCGGTGGTTTCATTCATTAAAAAATCAAATACTTGGTCCATATTATTCTTCGCTTCAGCAATATGGTCTTGAGCCCAATCGTGACCGTTGTCCAAAATAGAATCAATTTCATCTCTATTTTTACTTAACAATATATCACATTGTCTTCTCATTTGTTCTAAATTAGAAAAGAACATGTATCTATCAGAAGTTTGCTCTTCTAAAACTTTTTTAATTAGATTTTGTAGTTTGTTGTCTTTCATTTTAAACCGCTTCGTTTCCTTTTATTTCTTCACATACGTTATCTAAAAAATTCTCAACTTCATGTTCCAAACCTTCATATTTTTCAAATAAATTTACACCGTCACCATCCTCAAAATTACATGTTGAGTAAGTTCCATCTGTGTCACAATAAATTTCACCATAGAACTCATCGTTATTAATTTCCAAATAACCACTGTGAATCATCTCATCAGGAGTATCCTCAGTTGATTCGTATTTAAATGTCATATCAACTCCACCTATGTTATCTGAAAACCTATGTTCATAGTCAAATGATTGAGACCTTGTTACAAGTTCCTCATCATCTTTATATTCTCCTGTTTCAGAATAATGTCTGAGATATGATTGTTCTTTTGGAGTTAATCCATCAAAACCAACACGGTTTATCTTATCCAAAATTGAATCAATTTCGGATTGACCTTCTTTTATAATACGTTGGATAACGTTAATTAATTCTGATTCTGTTAATCTTACTACTTTCTTCATAATTAATTATCCGTTTAAACCAAATGTACCTCCGAGTGCAACCATATTTAACTCAACAACCGCTTTTCCACCTAAGTTAGTCCATACAGGATGAGGAGGAGCAACTGTAACCACACTTTGGTCACATAGTGCGATACAAACTTCATTTGGGGTTCCAGCCGATAGAGGAGCGTTTGCTCCGGCTATGTCACCGTAATAATATATTGGATTAATGTCTGCCATTTTATTTTTTTATTTTAATTTTTATGTTGTTAACACTAAAATACTATCCGAGTTTACATCACCTACATATAAATATTGGGTGTCAGGTGAATAAAATGCAAAAACAGATTGGTCATAAGCTGTTGTTGCTCCTGAATAAATGAATGTTTCACTAATTATTGATAAATTTTTATCCATTGTTGTAATGGTAAAATCATTAGTTCCTCCTGTTACAATACCAAGATAAATATATTCCTTATCAGGATTAAATACAAAAAAATCTGTATTTGCGGTTATACTAAGTGTGTCAAGTGGACTATTATCGCTGGCGTCAAAAGACTTTATTCCTGATTCCGGAATCAAAACATATATAAAATTATTTACACCATCAAAAAGTACTCTTTTATTGATTTCACCACTTCCTCCTATATTTATTGTATCCGCCGTAACTCCATTTATAATATCTACTTTTGTCATTACGGTTGAAGAACCAACCACATAACAATATCCATTATTGTCTGATGCAATACCTCCTTTGTATGAACCGTTTTCAACAACATCAATTATACTTACAACGGTATTTGACGAAGCATCAACAACTACAACAACGTCTTCGCCTGGACCTGTTTTAGTTATTGCAACCAAATCATTGGTATTGTCAACATCGATACCGAAAGTAGTTCCCGATATGTTTATTACTGTTTTAGTATTGCCTGAATTATAAATGGTTAAACCGGTAATTGAACTACCACCTGAAGGTCCTGCAAATATTTTTTGATAAGTACTATTATAAACCGAGTTTACAGAAGTTATATTATTAATCTGACTAACCGTTTGAGCCGAAGTTACTGAACTATAAGAAGGTAATGAGTAGACCTCAGTTGAACCCGTACTAAATGTATAAAGTAATGACATTTTTTTTGTTTTTTATTTATTTTATTTTATTATTACACCCTTTAAATTGAAATTATTCGGGTCGGTTAATGTGTAAACTATTGTAAGTGGTTCTAACGCCGATGTTGCCGTTGGTGTTGGTGTCTTAGTTTTAGTTGGTGTTTTTGTATTTGTTGGAGTCACATTTGGCGTCTTAGTAGTTGTTGCGGTCGGTGTTTTTGTCTTAGTTGGTGTTACAGTCGGTGTTTTTGTCTTAGTTGGTGTTCTGGTTGGTGTGACGCTTCTAGTTGGTGTGTTACTTGGTGTTGGAGTTTGTGTTGGTGGTACATAATTCTCCGTTCTAGTTACAGTAGGAGTCATTGTTTTAGTTTTTGTAGGAGTTTTTGTAGGTGTTGGAGTTGGGTTAGGAGTTGAAGTTACATTAGGTGTTTGTGTTTGAGTAGGAGTGTTTGTCTGTGTTGCAGTATTAGTAGGTGTTTGACTTCTAGTCTGAGTTTTAGTTTTAGTCTGTGTTGCAGTTTGAGTCGCGGTTGGCTCAGGAGTTGCGTTTACTGTTTTAGTTGGGGTTGATGTGTTAGTTGGAGTTTTTGTTGGTGTCGGGGTTTTTGTCTTAGTAGGTGTTATGGTAGGTGTTACAGTAGGGTTAGGTGTTGGGGTTACCTCAATGAAAGACTCAACACCCGTGGATGGAGTTAATGAACCTAACCAATAATCTAAAATCTCATATGTTTCTGGTCCTCCTGTTGAGAAAATAGGTCCGTCAGATAAAACTTTATCTATTTGAGCCTTTGTCATTTGCTTTTGGAAAATTTGGTCTTTTTTTCCTTTTTCTCTAACTAACAATATTACTTGGTAATTAACCACACATTCTGAACAACTTGAGTAAGTTATTTTACCATCAGAAAAATAAATGTTTGTATTACCAGATGTAACAACATTACCAACAGTACCACAAACAGTAGAAGTTTCATTTATGTTAGCCAATAATACAGTACCATTGGTTATATTTGACGGAGCATAAGTGAATCCAGTGATTCCATCACAAGTTATAAAATTATATAAATCAATTTGTCCCCCTGAACGTAGTTTAACTAATTTACTTGTTGGAGTATCAAACGAGCCTCCTACAAGAATATCATCAATTGAAGTATTAATTAATTTGTTAACGTTATTGTTAAAACCAACATTCATTACAAATGTACTATCGTAGGTTCCGTCAGAGTTTAATCTAATTATATAATCTAAACCACAATGATTACCATTATCATCGTCATAACAATCAAATAATCCTGCAACAACAATTTTACCATCAGATTGTAATGTTGCCGATGTTACACCTTCATCAAATCCATCTCCGGCCGCGAAAGAATTAACTCTATAACCGTTTGGATTTATTTTTATAATATTTGTAGCAATCGCCAATCCTTGGTAATTAATTAACCAATTTTCAGAGTCTCCTCCTCCAAATACAATTAATGAACTATCCGATAAAACTATAATATCAGTTACGTTAGGCGTTGATTCATCAAAGTTAAATCCTCCTTTAAAATTAGAATGAACAGTTCCATCTAAATTTAATGCCACTATACCTCTAACATTAGTTCCGTTATAGTTGGTAAATTTACCCCCAACGATTATAACTCCGGGTTTCCACTCTTTAATAATATTCACAGGCCCGTCTAATCCTATACCGGCCTTATTGATGAAATCATAATCGAATTGTCCGAATGAATTAGTTTTTACTATATTAGTACCACCATATCCAAATGGAGGACATGTATTGTTTACGCAAAAACTGACTATACTTGACTTAACGTTTGTTCCAACGGATACTAGTCTTCTTAAACAACTTTTTATATATTTTCCAGTACTAATTTTGAGTTTTTTTGTATATCCTCCGCAATCAATATATTCGATTTGTTGATTAGTGAAACCAGTATTTATGAACTTATAGCAATAACAATCACCATAAGCAGATAGACTTACCGTATCACATATATAATTTGAAGATGAGCCTCGACTGCCTCCAACTCCTGAATCGTATAATGAAAATGGATTCGTAATATTTCCTGTTAACTTGTAAACGTCAAGAAAACTAGTATTAACAAATATTTCGTTATCATAAACAAATATACCTCTTAAGTCAAAATTTGACATTGACGATTGGTTAGTTTCATATAAAATTAGTCCTGAAAAAATATCAATCTCATATAGTTTTTTGTTGTATCCGTAAATTAATGTGTCATTATTTGTTTTTATAATATCTCCGCAATTTTCGTATGGAATATTTTGTGGGAATGTTATACCGTAAAAACCAACACTTTCAACTGATGATTCAAAAGTTAAGCTATCACCAGTTGCTGTTATATCAATCAAAGCAAAGTATTTATCAACAATATTTGTAACAAAATTTGGTGACCCAACAGTAAAGTAATCTACGGTAGTCACCAAATATTGTTCATTGAACACCGCCAATGATTGCCCAATAATATTATGATAATCTCCATCTGGTGATATTATTGGTTTTATTACAGGAGGATAACTTAATGAAAAATTAGAATCCAATATTTCATATTCATGTATTTCTGAATTACCACTTATAGATTCACTATAACATTCCACACATTGACTGTCAAATCGATATAGTGAACATGAAACCCAAACTTTACCAGTTTCAGTCACATTATCATAAACGTACGCAATATTTTTTGGTTTTTTTGCCGAGCCATAACCTAACTCATGATAAGTCAAAACCGTTGTTGTTTGTGCAGTTACGTCATACTTACTAATGGTATATGCAACAGTTCCGACATTCCCACTTAAAAATAAAACAACACTTGGACATGATGAACCGGTGTGAGAAACTGTGTATACATTTGAATAAACAAGGTCAGAATAACTTACGCCGGCTAAATTTAAATGACAAGTTTTAATAATTCTAAAGTAAACATTAGAACTACTACCTGAAAATAAGTTCCATGTGGTAAATTCATAACTACTAAGCCAAGTATATTCACTAGTACCAAAAGGGGCTAAGACGTATTGACCTAAAGCACTGGTTTCAAAATTATCAACAGACCATTCTACCGCAAAAAAGTCGGTGTCAGGATTGTATAATGGAGTGAATCCTATAGTATATGATGAACCATTACTAGTTTCTTCATTATATGTTACCGAAGTTATTGATATCTCGTTACAATCTAATACCGGTAATTCACCGCCAATAACTACACTTCCATCACGTTGTGCTGATATCGTATTAACATTCGTAAATGAATAATTAAAATTGAACGATGAATCAATTGTTCCGTCAACTTTTATTTTTGCAATATTAGAAACTGAATCATTATTATAGTAATTGAATTTACCCCCAACCAATAAACTGTCATCTTGTTGTACTTCTATTGATTTTACATAAGAATCATTGTTGTAAAAGTCTTGGCTAAGTCCATTACCGTTTGAAAATGGTGAATCTGAACTAAAAACTCCAAAATCAAAATATCCTCCGGAGTCAATAGGTATATCGGTGGTACCCGCATTACTGAATGTCTCCGAATATGTATCACTACCATCACTAATACCTCCAAAAGGGTTTATTTGACCTACTATTGCGTTTTTATCTACTTTTAAATCAACTTTTCCTGGATTTTCTTTATAGAAAGTATAAGTATATGACAATAAACTACTATCAGTCGCACAATTAATACTTCCATTCCATTTTGCACCGTATGGGGCGGTTACCACCATAACCACATTATCAGGACCACTACCGTCCGCATATATGTTATAGTTTTCAACATCACCGTTAAATCGATAATTAGTTTGGTCTAATGTGAAAGATATCTCGGCAGAATCAACACCGTATGTACCATAATAGTAGTATTCGAAAGTAACAGGAGTACCTAAATATGATTCAATATACACCAAAGGAGTAATCAGTCCAACTAAAGGGGTACCGCTCTTTTTGGTTATTGGAATTGTTACAACCCAAGTTGTATTTTGATAAAGATTTAAACCTGAACAATCATAAGTACCACAAGAACAAGTTCCTGATATTGTTGTTGGGGGTAAATCATAATAACAATCAACCAATTCAAATACGGTCTCACCTGAGTTATTTAAAGCAGGATTTATATTCAAACACACTTGATTTTCAATGCTGTCTGGAGAATAACGTAAAGTCATAATTCCTGACTTAAAGTATGTTGATTTTAAATTAACCGTTTCATCTATTTTTAATTCATATATATAATTTTCATTTTGACCATCCAAAATGAAAACATTTTTCACAGATTCGGCTTGAGTCCTAAATGAAACATCACAACATTGAGGTATTTGAGCAGCTCCTGTTATAAAAACATTAAAATCACCCTCAATATATTGAACCACAGGGGCTGTGTAAGGGTAAGTCAAATTAACTTTATGTAAAGGTACTGACGTAGAACCAACCCCCATATAATAAAGTTCATTATTTGATATAAAAATACCAAGAGGATTACCGGCGGAGACTGGTATCGGTATATCTATCTCAAGTTCACCACTAGGATAGTTAAACTGACTAATATAAGAGGGAGAACCATTGATATCGTTAGTTACTACAATTAACTTACTATTCGTGGTAAATATTGAACCGAGCAAAGGTCTTCTATCTGAAAATAGTTCTATTACAGGTGTATAAATCGCAATAGGTAGTGATATGTCCACTTGTAAAGCATACACACCTTCAGTAAATGAACCACAATAAAGTATTAAAGTGGTTTCATCAATAATTGTCATATTTAAAAACCACCCTCCGATTGGAGGAGAATCAAGTTGAATTTCTCTGTTATATGTAATTGTTAATGGACTGTATGTTATATTATATTCTTTTATTAAATATGGGGTAATTCCAGCGCCTGTACCGATTAACAAAAACATTTTATCTAGCGTACGTGATATTTGAATCGGTAGATTACCTATAGAATAGTCAGGGTAAGTAAATATTAATGTCCTTGTATTGTTTATAGGATTATAAGAATACACCTTATCTTCTGACAGATAGAAAACTCCACACTGTGTTTTTTTAACTGGTTGCGCTTTGGGTATCAACGAAACATCGTTACATTGAGGTATTTGACACATACGTTGAATATACGGTGTAATATCCATTATTCGGATAAAACTTATATCGTAAGGGTGAAACTTATTTATTTTATATAAAGTATTAACTCCTTGAAAATAAGTGACCAAATGGAGCTCTCCATTTGATATAAACAAATGACTTAAAAATAAGTTAACCTGTAGGTCCAATTCAAGTTCTCCGTTAATATAATTGTATTGAGTTATATATGTGTTACCACTATGTGAGTTAGCGATAATTAACTTTTTATCGGTAGTTAATATTGGATTACCTCGTATAAAGCTGGAACCGGGTATAAAATCGAATTTTCTAGTTATTACGGCAATTGGTAGTTCTATATTTACTTCAATCACAAAAACCTCACTGTAAGAAACAGAAGAGAAACTTATCAAAGTATTGTTATCAATTGCGGTCATTACCTCGAGCCAAGCTGTATTTGGATTTAAATCCGCATAAATTTCTCTATTAAATGTTATAGTCAGCGGACTATAAGTAATATCATATTCTTTAATAAACGTATCACCTGAAATTCGACAAGTTAAAAACATCTTATCTAATGTACGAGACACCGACCTTGGCTGGTTAAAGTTACTGTATTCCGGATAAGTGAATATTGAATAACTTACATTATTTACAACATCGTAAGTATATACTTGGTCGAATTGTAGGTATAATTCGCCACACTGTTTTTTCTCGTTATACGGTACAAATTTTGAAACATTCGTGATATTAATTGTCGGTGAATCAACTACAAAATTACTTGGAGTTATATTCACACATGGCTCTGTACAATTCAATGGTGTAATTTCCATATTATCTTTTTTTTATTGTGATAACTATTTTATTTTTCTTTATAAATATCTATAAAATAAAAAAGGAGGTCTAAGTGACCTCCTTTTTTTAAAATACATAGTTTTTAATTTACAATGTTTGGTATCAAATTACCATTTGTTGTTATACAAGGATTTGTACCTCCTATAAATCTAGGTGATGACGCACCATAAGGACCTATGTTAACAAAATTAGTAGGTGCTGGAACGTTATATGAAGTACCAGCATAATTTCCATTAGTTATATTTATCGGTCGATATGCGAATGGAATATTACAATCATTTGCCCCTGACCCTATACCAAATAGACTATCGTTATAAATAACAGGACTAAACTGATGACCCACACCATTCCAAGGATAAGTTCTTATAAAGTTTATAACGCCTGACGCGTAATCATATTGTAACAAACATTTAGCGTTATCAGTTTGACCCCATCCTTCAGTTGCCAGCATTTGCATACCCATTATAATTAAATTTCCTTCATCTGTTAATACCATGTCACCAGTAACTACTACTCTTCTATTGGCAATCATTGTAATAATTCCTTGAGTTCCTGTGGTTACAAATGTATCACCTCCAATAGGTAATGTAAGAATTTCAGTAACTTGAGCATTTGTCAAATTTAATGGGTCTGCAGGATTACTAATATCCAACTCAACTATTTCGACATGGTTTGTTACTCCAGCAGGTTCTCTACTTGTAATAAGAGTATTATTATTTCTAACTGCTAGACCTTTACCTATAATAAAACCTAAAGGTAAATTAATTCGTCTAACATAAGTTACACCGAATATTCCATCTAAAGTAACACTCAAATTATATTCAAAAATGTTATATTGAGGATTAGAACTAGTTATCTGTCTGAGTGAAATCCACATTTTACCAGTGTTACTATCGTAATTTAGAGTGTGAGCTATATCCATACTGTATCTATTACCAGTACCTCCAGCCCATGAAATACCTGGTGTGAAATTAATTTGTTGTAAGCTATTACCTGCCGGATTTAAAGCGTAAATACTAAAAATATTTCCCGCCACTGGAGAGTCATTAAGACATGGTGCAAATATTACAAGTGGTCTGCATCTAGGGTCAACAAATGTGAATTCCCAATCGTTACATTCAGGGAACGATGTGGCCCCTCTTATTAGACCATTTGTTGGCATTTGTGTATAAATTTCTTGTAAAGTACCTCCGTCCTGACTTAAAGTCCAAACACTCTCACTAGTACCAGCACCTCTAGTTATATAAAACACACCATCTTGTATGAATATATCAGATTCAACATTAATATTAAACAACATATTTAATCCCGTTAAATTAAAATCACCATCAAATGTCGCCGTAACATCATCGGTAGACCATTGCTCAATGTACAAGCTAGTATTATCTCTACTTGTGAATATTAATTTACCTGTTGTTGTTCTAAGGATATCACCTGAAACAGTTCTTCCTGCTTGTAAAGTTAATAATGTATTACTAGTTATTGGGTTAACTGTGTAGTTTGATATTAAAATACTTTGGGTTCCATTAACCGTTCTTGATACATAGATTCTGTCTCCTGTCAAGTTCAACCCTAAACCTTCGCCAATACCCGTTACATTGAATGTTGTGGTAGTTGGTCCCGAAATAATACTTCCGGCAACAAAATCGATACCCCAGTATTGGATTGTTGGATTCGCGGTAAATAAATTGTAACCTAAAACAAGTATATTGTTGTCTTGAGACGCGGCAACATCAGTATATGGGGTTGTAAATACTCCAGGTAAGAATAACGGTATAACTGTATTATTTGTTACATTATATGCCCATAAACTATTTGTATTTGTCGAATTAATTAAAACTGAACAAGGTGGTAAAGGTGGTAAAGGTGTTTGTGAAGGTGTTCTAGTCATAGTTGATGTCATTGTTGGAGTTTGAGTTCTAGTTTGAGTTTGAGTTCTTGTTATAGTTGGAGTTTGAGTTCTAGTTTGGGTTGGAGTTCTTGTTACAGTTGGAGTTTGAGTTCTAGTTTGAGTTTGAGTTCTAGTTTGAGTTTGAGTTCTAGTTACAGTTGGAGTTTGAGTCCTTGTTTGGGTCGGAGTCCTTGTTTGGGTCGGAGTCCTTGTTACGGTCGGAGTTCTAGTTCTTGTAGGAGTTGGTGTTTTAGTCTTAGTAGGTGTTGGAGTTGGTGTTGGTTCGCAAAAAGAGAATAAAGAATTACATGAGGTACCTAAAAAAGTAAATGATGTGTTATTTATGAAATTGACTGTAATTGCCGAAGTCCCGTACATTTCAGTACAAACAAAATCTTGCGGGTTTCCATCCGATAATATTCCTATAATTTCTGAAGCGTTACTGTTGGGTAATTGACAAACTTTATACCTATATCCGCCAATGGAACCCGGAACTGTATTGATTCTCGTCGCCCGAACGCATTGACATGGACAAACAGTATCTCCGTCATTATTTGTTTGACACAAAATCTGGTCATTTCTGATACTTACTCCTTGAGAATTATTAAACGACGAAGGAGACGGACTAACATCCAATATTTCTTGGATACATAACCTAAATCTACTTCTAGGTGGTACATTTAGGTCATAAGCTTCATTTACAATATCACCACTACAATCTCTATATCTTAATCGACCCCAACCACCAGTTACTGAAACTGTGTTATTGAAAACAGGTGCATTATTTGAAACTTGTACACAATAACAAGGTAATGGTGGTTCTTCCCATGGAGGACAATTATATTCTTGAGCCCCATTATTTATGGTATAAGGTCCAGTACAAGCTGAAAATGTAGAAGCTATTGTTACATTACTTGATGAACTAGGAAAAGTTCTAGAACATATTTTTACAGGACTTGTCTGAGTATAACCAAATGATGGGAACATTGGAAATGGTTGAAGTGCGTTTCCTGTTGCACAATCAACAATTCCGGTTATTTCACCAGTTTGGTTATCTTCATTATATGCACTAAAACAAAAACAATTTGGTCCTGCACAACTATTATTATTAACACATGACTGTACTCCGTCAGGCCCCAAAGGTGATACCACAACACCCGCTCCATTAAATGTGAAATTTGTAGTCGCATTAACACATACTCTAGCACTACCTTGTGGGTTCAATGTTACAGAATTTGGATTTAATGAAGAACAAGCTGTGAAAAATGCCTGTCTCTGTGAACCCGCCGAATTGTATATCATGTAACACTGGCAATTAGTTGGTGGTGGTTGTATTTGACAAACAGCGGTTGCGGCATTAATATAAAACTGAGAGTCCAAACTTGTTAAACCATCTGAACTAACACATAGAGATTGTAGTCCTTGTGATAAAACCGGTGTAAATGTAATAAAACTATTGGGGGGATTATTGAAATCAGTAGTTGCAACACCAGGTACGTCATTCGGTAAAAATGTCATCCAACCACAAACTCCAGGGGATGGTTGTTCGTACTGACCAGTGGTGGTATTAACGAACACCTGACTGGTTAAATAACTGGGATACGAACATATCTGTTGTGGAACTCCTGCGGTTAAAGTAACAGACTGAGTTCCTAATGCGTTGATGCCTGTGGCACACACCCCAACATTCTTACAATCGAAATATCTCAATGAGATGGTTTCGGGATATGGAATAACTTGTTGAGGTGTATTAGGTGGCCATATATATGAAAATTGGTCATAATTAGGCGAATCAAGAGGGGGATTATAAAGTACTGTGTAACAATAACACTGGTTACCACCACCTAATTTTTGATAACCCCCTTGTACTGTTACAGTGAAAGTATTGTCATCATCTGTTAAACCTGTGGTTACACTGGTTATATATGTTTGGTTATCGTTGTTTGAATCCCCATAAGTTGACATAAAAACACCTGAAGAATCAATTTCAGAAGGTATTTGGTCGGGTAAAATGAGACCTCCTGATTCGGACCCTTGGTCCAAAGTCAGGTAAGAATTTGCGTTAACATATACGGTATCATATTCTTTACCATAAAAATTAAATTTAAAACCTTCAGGTAAATCAATCGAGAAGGTATTTCCAGTTGGCGCTCCGCTATAATTCATATTTTAATTTTTCTTTATAAATATCTATAAAATAAAAAAGGAGGTCTAAGTGGCCTCCTTTTTTTATGTAATAATTAATAATTAACTTATACTTGTAACATTTATAGGTAAATCAACAGTTGGACATGCATTAGCAATACTAACCCTTCTTGGTGATGAAGCCCCCATTGGTCCTGTTAATGTGTATTGACCAGGGAAAAGAAGAGGAACCGTTTGATTACTCAGTGATGTAGTCATTGCAGTAGGTGTACCATTATATCTAAGTACTGACCATCCGACAGGATTTGCTCCCGCTGTTGATTGTATTAATACTCGGTTGTCATATGAGAATACAGCACTATTAATTGGATTTGAAAGTCCGATTGGGTCCAAACGACGAGCATGTTCTAATGTTCCGGCCAAAGTATATTGTAATAATATTTGGTCAACATTACCACTAGGGTTAGCACCTAACTTACACTTGATAATTAATCTATTGTTATCCGTTAATGTCATACCTCCTGACACTACTATTTTTGAACTAATATTAATTGGGTTATTGATTCCATCAATAGGTGCATCATTAAGTGTAATAACAGAGCCATTGGCGGGTAATGAGAATAATGTTGTCACCTGTGCGGTTGTTAGGGTAATGTTATTACCTGCGGCAATATTAAGTTGTACAATACTTGTAGGTGTTGCAAAGGTACTTGACACCTGACTATATCTACTAACAATTAACGTGGTATTATCTCTAGCCGCCATACCACTACCAGGTCCCCAATTTATAGTTCCGGTCATTAACGCGGCTCCGATAGTTATTCTTCTATTATACGTAACAGTAAATCCAACTCCTTGAGTAAAGAATAAAAACCATTCATCGATTAAATAAGGTGCCGCTACAGTAGAAACATATGCGTTACTATTAGTGTGTAAAATCCATAGTCTACCCGTATTTGTAGTATAGCTTAAAGTATGAGTAATATCTATTTGATAACGAGCACCGACATTGTGGTTAACAGTTATTGTAGAAGGTAAATTTAAATTCAATTGAGTATTACCTAATAAACCTGTTGAATACCAAGCGGTTATTGGTCCTGGTTGAGTTCCGTTATTATTTGGTGCAAACTGGTTATAACAATAATCAACATATATTGGAGCACATCTTGGGTCAACCGGAGGAGCGCATTGCCATCCAAAAGGATAAGTTTGAGTTGTCGCACTACATTGATAATTTTGGTCTACTATTGTTAGATTAGAAGGTATAAAATATAATGAACAAACTAATATTTCAGGGTCATTAGGAGCTATAAAAATATCAGTAATTAAATCTCTGTTACAATCATAATATTGTAGTTCAATGACATCAGATGTATTATTTTTAACTGAATAGCAATTACAACGGCCGGGACAAAGGAATTCCGTATTACTTATTTGAACACAATTTCCATCAGAAAGTATACCAATTTCAGCTATTATTCCTGGATAATTAAAATTACTTGGATAAAGAATTCCTTGTTGTACACATGTATACGGTAATGTTTCTCCTGGTAATATAGGAACTGTCACCAAAGAATTTTGTCCAAAACCTGGTTCAAAACATTTTTGCCATGTTAAATTTTGAACAGTTGTACCGGTGTTTCTAAATCTCACACAACGACATTTTTCAGCAATCTTAAGTACCGACGGATTCTTAACATAGAATGGTTTTTTATAAACACTAGTATCAAAAAGTGTCCTGTATTTATCCTCAAAATTCAATAATAGAACAACTTCGCTAGGACTAATACTCCTAACGTTACCATAACCATTCTGTCTATTTCTTAATGGAGAAGTTTGGGGGGTAAAGGTTCCGTCATATGCAAAATTATCGTCACCATTAACAATTCTAACATTTGTAATTAAACCTGAAACATAAGAATTAAGGGATTTATTAACCCCAACTTTAAATATAGTTTCAGTACTTGCGGTTAATCCACTTGTACATCCTGTAGTAACATCATCACTACCATTAATGTACATAATTAAATTATCTGTACCACAATCATTCACAACCGCAATATTATACCACTCATTGGCATTCAGTTCAGTTGTTGATGTTAATAAATTACCATTATAGTCAAATGTTATGAAATTATCATCTCCTTCGAATCTAATCTCCCATCCATTATCATCACCGTCTTTAAATGAAATAATACCACCATCTGTACCGTGATTACCTAATTTAAACCAAAATTCAATTGAAAAATTACCAGTTAAATTAAAATCTTCAGAATAATTTGAGTATATAAAAGTACTTCCATTCAAATTTAATGAACCTTGACTATTTGGATTAAAAGTTAAATTGGGGCTTCCATCTTGATTTAACTTAAGAATATTACCAAAATTAAATAAGTCTCCATTATCCACTGTTTGTAATTCTGAACCTCCTACCACTATAGACCCATCAGTTAATTGTTTCAATTCACTAATCGTAAGAGCGTCGTAGGTATTTTGTTCAAACTCATCATCAACAACTGCCGATTCTAAACTTGATAAACATTGGTCACACTTTGAATATATTACAGAACTATTTAAAACAGTTGTAACTCCAGAAATATCCGAATAATTTCCCTCAGTTAAAGCGGTTAAAATAACCTTACAAGGAGAATTACCATAAGGTAGGTTAATAACCGCATTTTGATATAACAACTCTTGCTTACTTAAAATTATACTTTCGGTACCACCAGAACAATCCGAAATTAAATAATAAACACCCTTAGATTCAATAACTTGTTTAAAAGATTTATAAGGTACATATTCTATTATATTAGGTACTGTCCATCCAGTCTCTGTATATCCTGATATACCAGTTATTAATGCAGGTGTATTAATGAATACTAAATCCCCAGACGAGTCGTATACAATATCTATATGGATTATATCACCTTTGATATATCTACTATCAGCAACTAAGGTTAACGTATTTCCGCTACTTAATGGAGTTAAACCTGAAACGGATATTATGTTGGTTATAGCGCTTAAACATGTTGTGCATGATGAATATTCATAAATAGCTTCAGTATAATATGTCGCAGCGGTTGAGGTTGATGCTGTAAGATTTACCCCACAAACTCGTTGATTTGGACTCGATACGTTAAAAATAGTGTAATATTCACCTTCATTTAAAACATAATTAGAACCTACAACATAGTTTATTGGGTTACCTGTGAGGTCTATTTGTGTACAGTCCTCAAAATCATAATAATAATTAAATGCCATGTTGATTAATTTTCTTTATAAATATCCATAAAATAAAAAAGGAGGCTCTCGCCTCCCCTTTATATATAAAATTTATTTTTTAATTTACCGAAATCTTTCTGATTTCTACTGTTCCATCTGAGTAATGGATATGAATTATATTAAGTCCCTTTTCAAGTATCGCTTCATCAATGCTACCGTATCTAATTGGTTTTTCATATAAATTACTAAACTGTCTAACCTCAACAAATTTAACTTCAGGTGTATCAATAACATCTCCATTGTTAACCGCAGTTGCAAGTCTTGTTACAGTACATTCAACTTGGTTATTTGCAAGGTTACTATCACCTGTTCCCCCATTTACAGTAAGAATTCTTAATCTGAAAGTGTTTGTTGAACCGAGTGGTAAAGCACAACTGTTCGCACTAAAACACGCGGATGCCGATAAATAAGATACACTTACTCGATTAGTTGGTGTTCCTCCACCCGGTAGATAAATCCACTGGCCCGGAAGTAATGGACCTTGCCAAGAACCTGGAAAAGCACCATTTGGGGGTATAGGCCAAGTTCTGGTTGCTTCAGGAATATTCACCCACATTCTGTCCCAAGTAAATGATGTAATTGGAACTGTTCCTGTATTTGTAACTTTCCACTGAAAAGTAACTGTGGTTTGAGTTGGTGAAATTGTGGTCGAAGGTGTTGATGGTATAGTTAATGATACTGATAGGTCGGCACCAGCGGCACTTGGTTGGGTAACGTTGAAACTTGCTTGTCTTGTATTATCATTTGGATTAGTTTCTGAAATAGTTCCCATAAAATTAGCCCTACTGATAATATATCTGAGCCCCGTAATGTTACCAACATTATAAGTTATTGTCTCGACATCTGTTGCTACACCACCACCTAATGTACCACTTGTGGTACCTATGATAATATCATCAGAGTCACCCCAAGTTGTATTAGTTGATAATCTATGCTGAGTCATTACTTCAACTGCCGGATACGTTGGGTTCTGTGTTGCAATTGTTGCTGAAATTGTAATATTAGAGCCAACTGTAACAGTTGCGGGATTTACAGTTAAAGTGTTAATTAAAAAGTTATGAACCAAAGTTGGTGGTGGTGGTGGTGGTGGAACAATTCCTCCTGGATTTGGTGTTGCAATAATAGCATCTCTTAAATTAATTCTACCATAACCAAGTTCATTACTTCTTGTTGACAGTGGCCAAGTTGAGTTATTTGTGTAACTATATCCCCCAACTTTTTCAGCCGTTGTTGCAAGTATTTGTAAAACTTGGTCATCAGTTAATTCCCAATTCTTGTAAAAACAAAACGCAGCAGAAGCCGCAAATATCGGGCAAGAGAATGATGTTCCACTTATTGAGGTATAATCACCTGTACTATATCCTGCAGTTCCTGGTCTATCGACAGTTCTAATTTGTGTGCCAGGGGCGGATATATCACAAATTTGACCAAAGTTAGAAAAACTAGCTTTAAGGTCAGTTGATGATGTTGCTCCGATACCCCAAACTCCACTATAATTAGCGGGGTATTGATTTGCAGTTCCTGAAGAACCATTACCTGATGAGGCAACCACAACCATTCCTTTTCCACCTCTTGCCGTTGTTCTTGCCGCTTGGAAAGCTGCGTCAAGGGCCGATGAATAAGATGAACCACCATATGACATTGCAATTGCAACACAAGTTGGATTAGCCATAGCCGCATTAACGCCATTAATTTGAATCACATCTGAAGTAGAAAAACTACCTCCAGCAAAAACCTGAGACATAATGTTAACAGGCATTACCTTAACCTTATTATTACCAACACTACTAACTCCAATACTGTTGTTTGTAACTGCAGCGATAGTACCTGAACAGGTTGTTCCGTGTTTATCTTCGGCATTTACATAAGGAATGTTCGTAGTACTGTTAACGGCATTAAACGGATTTGTTGTGTTACCGGCCAAATCAGGAATAGTTAAATCAAGACCTCCATCAAACATTGCAACACTAACAGTTGGATTAGTTGCCGGAACTAAATCCCAAGCTTCATCAGCATCAATGTCTTTGTCACTCGTTTGACGTAAGTGCCAACATTGATTAAATTCCACATCATTTGGAATATAATCAAGTTTCATTTCAACCTTTTGGTCTTTATAGACCTCTTTAATAAACGGTAAGTCTTTGGAAGACCTAACGAATGAATCTTGAGTTAAATTTTCAGGTAGTAATACAACATACCATCCAAGTTGCTCAAAATTAGCAACAATCTGAGCGTTACTTCTCTGAATAAACGCCTGAGTTTGGGATTCCATACCTTTTTGTGGAACCACCATTACTTGTCTGTCAATATTCTTGGATAAGTCATATTGACCATATCCGAGAATAAAGGATAGACAAAGTGTGAGTAATAAAACGATTTTTTTCATTTTTTTATTGGTTTAATTGTTTATTATCATTTGACCTTGTAAATGTTGTAGTCAGACGATTTCGGCTCTTCATTTTTGAAGAAATATTTTTCTTTCTTATTTCCATAAGTTATTATTTTTGTAAATGAGTCAGGTACAGTTGCCCCTGTCGATAATACTTTTGAATTTTTACTATAATTCATCCTGATTTGAACTGAGACTGTATTAGTTTTTGCGAGTTCTCTCTCGTGAACCTCAAGAAGTCTCCACGTACCTCGATTTAGTTTCTCATGTTGGAGCGTACAATTAAGATATGAGAAAGTTTGTTTTAAATTTTCTTTATCACAATTAAAGTCAGCAGCCGGGGCCAAATGACCTTTATCGTATACATTATTTTCATAGTCTTCCTCATTTGAGGTGACAATTCCTTTTACAGGATAAAAATCAAGACCTTTACGTGATATTGTACCGTCGGTACATAATACCTTATATTCAACCCATTTTGGTTGTTGTAACTTTTCAGAATACACCACATTGAAAATAGGTGTCGTTACATAAACCGAATCTCTAAGTTGTGCATTTGATAGTAATGGTAGAAAAAACAATAAAAAGAAAAACTTCATATGTAAAAAACATTTACATATAAATATCTTTATTTAAGTTTAATGACCTTTATCCAAAATAGGTTTACGTCGTTAAAATTACCATTTTCGTCTATTTTTCTATCACAACTTGGTCTTTACCTACTTTGAACTTATAAAGGTCCGATTGTCTGAATACAGTTATTACAACAAGTTTCCAATAAGTACCAGATTCTCTCTCAGCCGAAACAGCCATAGCAAGTTCCCATCTGTTAGAAACAAGAACAAATGGTTCACTTTGTTGAATTTCACCTGTCAGTATTTTTTCCGCAATATCTCTTTTAAAATTTTGGATAAATTCGACAATTTCCGCATTAGATACAGGTCTTTGATTATAATCATCTAAATCTCTTCCGCCACTTCTGTAATTTGAATGTTTTGTGGTTATGACATCAAAACCAAAAGTAACCTCAAAATTGGTTGCAATTTGACCAATTCTTTTTTCAAGGATAAGATGTTTTTTTATACTTTCTCTAAGATTCATATTGTATAAATATTATAAATCTTTTGTTTAAACAAAACGTAAAAAAAAGGTCAGATTTCTCTGACCTTTTTAATATTACTAAGATATTAATTATCTCAATTCTCTTAAATCAAATGTACGAACACCATCAACTGTAATTCTGGCATAGAACCTGTTATTTACCATTTTTTTGGCGTAACGAGTCATGATACCTTTGATTGGTGTGAAGTTGAATGGATTGTACATGGTTGGAGTTAATTGAAGTGGTACATACGGTGCGTAAATGTAACCAGTGTCAAGTAACGATGTACCTTTGTGACCAATCAATACTTGGTTTGGTGGGAAGTATGGGTCACGATAAACCTGGTAACGACCAGCCAAAGTACCCACTCTTTCAATACCCATGTTGTATTGGTCTTGCTCAGGAGACGCATTTGAAACGTGGAAATATTCCAAGTCATCAAAGATTGCTGAAACTTCAGATGATACAACAATCCAGTTAGCTCCACCACGAAGAGTTGACTTGTGGATTTGAGCTGACAATTGGTTGATTACAGTAATCAATGTTTGGTTCCAATCTTTCTGAGTGTAAGATGTAGTTTGAGAAATTCTTCTCCAACCGTTGTAGTCCCAACGTAAGTTCCAAGCGGCACCCTTACGAAGGTCACGAAGAATTTCACGGTCAATTTCAGCAGCAACTTGCTCTGACAATAAAGCTGTCAATTCAGCTTCAGCGTCGATGTTGTGGAATGCCGCAACGTCTTGTGCAAGTTCTGGAGACCACTGAGCTCTTAACTTTCTTTCAGCAACTGAAACAGTTACAGACTCAAGGTCAAAAGAAACCTCACCGATTTGGTCTTCGAATTCTAAGTTCTTATAACGTCTGAATACAGCGTTAAAGTCATTAACACCAAGACCGCTAATAGTTGTACCTGTGTAACCATCTAAAGATGTTGAATCACAAGTAGCACAAATTGGACAAGAAAGGTCAACTTCTAAGTAGATGCAACCTGTTGGGCTACAAATATCATTATAAGAACCACCATTTCCGTCAGTTGGCCATGTTGTTGCAGTACGAACATTCAAACCTGAAACGATACCTTGACCATATTGTTGAGTAACAACTCTGAACAATAATGAATTTGGATTACCAGCGTCGTCCAATAAGTTTGTACAACCACCACCTTGGAAGTCATTTGTTGAGTAAATTCTCAAGTCAGACAAGAAAGTTTCTGAGTCATACTCATTACCATCAGGACCAATCAATTTACCGTTACCTGCGTTAGCAAAACCACACATAGAAACGATAACTTTTCTAACATTCAAACCTTCGAATTCGTTAGTATAGTCAATCAATGTTCCGTTTGACCAAACTTGAACATTTGTAGTAACTGTAATTGCAGACCACTGACCTTTTGAATAGTCAAACAAACCTGGAGGGTCTAATTGACCTTCGTTACCTTCATAGAACAAATCATAAAGATTCTTTTGGAATTGGTTACCAGTTGTATATCCTGATGTTGGTGAACCAGGGTAGTTACCAGGAGCACCTACAGGACCCAAGTGAGAACCTGAAGAACCATCATAATTATTTAATGGTGTTTGTGGGTCAAAATATGGGTTACCACCCGCATAAGCCTGAATCTTAGGTACGAAGTAGAACAATTTACCGATAGGTAAGTTCATAGCTTGTACTGATACGATATCATTAGCAAGTAATTTTGAGAATACACGTCTAACGATTGGGAATACAACAGTTTCGAATGAACCTGAAGAACCGTCAGAAGTTGCTTCGTTAATCAAGTAACTAGCTTGGTTTTCATAAAGCTGAGCTACGTTCTCTTTTAGGTGGCCCTTAAGACCTTCAAGGAACCCTAATTTGTCCCATTTGTTAATAGTATCTTCTTTGATAACTTTAAGGTGCTTAAGACCAATGTTACCAACAAGACCTGATTCTAATAATGCTCCCATTGTTTTAATTTTTATTTAATTTTGAGTTTATTTTAATTTTGCCATCAAGTCTTTCATTCTGAGGAATTGAGGATTTTCATAAGTTTTTGACTCAATTAAGTTAACCGCAGAACCTGTCGATGGAGTCGATTCAATTTTACGCTCGATTGACTCATTCATTGGTTGACTTTGTACAGTTGAAAGTTCTTCCTTGATTGTTTTATACAAATTCTTTGATTCTTTAAGAGTTTCAACACCGTCAAATCTTTTCAAGATGTTAATTTTTTCTTGCTTAGATGTTGAGTGTTCGGTAAACAAACGTGTTGCATAGGCCAAATTTGAATTAAAAACCGCAACTTCGTTTAATTTATTTCTGAACACGTTAAGTGCCTTTCTGTACTCTTCGTTTTTCTCTCTAAGAATTTGTAATTCAGAAGAATCTACAGACTCAACTTTTAAGTGACGTGGAGCCGCTTTTGGTTTGTTCAAACCTTTTCTACCCCATCTTTTGCCACTACCAAGTGTTCTTGATGCTTCATTTGATTCCACTTTCTTTGGCTTGTGTTTAAATTCACCATCAAGAGTTTCCTTATCTTTGTATACATTAACTTTTTTAGCGTTACCTGTACCCATAGTTTTGTCAGGATTCTTTTTAAGAACTTTAAAACCTTCGCCTTGATTTGGATTTTTATTATATGAGAATTTTGGTTTACCCGTGTTCTTACCTTTTGCTTTGAACGCCTTTTTAGACTCTTCTAAAGATTCATTGTATTCGTCATACTCTTCCTCTTCATTGTCTTCATCAGACATTTCGATTTCGTACATAATCCCTTCATTTTCTTCTCCCTCCTCTTCATTATCGGAGTCATCAGACATTTCGATTTCGTACATAATCTCATCACCTTCTGAATATTCATCGCTAAATTCCATGTCATCGTCCGAATCCATTTCTTCTTCGTCTGATTCTTCATCATCAAACATTCTAGAAACAATGTCTTCAATTGATTCGTCAGTAGAATATGGTTTTTCCATTTCATCGGATTCTTCTTCCATTTCCATAGATTCTTCCATTTCTTCTCCCTCATAGAATTCTTCTTCCATTTCTTCGTCAGATTCACCTACAATCATGTATTCATTTTCTTCATCTTTGATATTGATGTTACCAGCATCGTCTTTTGTAACGATGATGTTGTCATCAGGTCCCATAAGTTGAAATACACGAAGTACTTCTTCGTCTGACTTGTCGGTAAGGTCGATTGGTTCTTCCATATCTTCCTCTTCGTCATCAGTATCCATGTCCATACCCATTTCCATGTCATCAGAATCCATTTCGTCATCTGTTTCCATTTCAGGTCCTTCCATGTCTACATCAGTCATTCCAATCTCTTCTTCTTCTTGTTCAGATAGAGATTCCTTTACTAGTTCTTTGATTTCTTCCTTCATAGTAGAAGCAAGTATTCCTTTTGCATTTTCAGCAACCGCTTCTTCCAAGTTTTTCATTTGGATGATTGCCTCTTCAACAATTGATTTTTCTTTTGCCATTTTTGGTTTTTAATTTTTATATAAATATTGTACAAATTCAAAAAAATTATCTATAATTGATATTTTGAATTAAATAAAATAAAAAAAGGAGGGATAAACCCTCCTTTTCTTTCTTATTGTTATACTAAGATTATTCTATCACCTCATCAATCTTACTTTCAACAATTGCAGTTATTCTCCAATCTTCAGAATAATTTTCAAAAACTTTAGTCACTTTTGCCTCTACATCTGTTGGTGAAAAACCTTTAACTAATTTTTCTTGTCTTAGTTTTTTAATTTTACCTGTCTCTGTGTCAGGCATGTCTGTTGTAATTTTTGCTACAAAATATTTTTCGTTCATTTTTATTATTTTTAGTACTTCAAATAATCGTTCAATTTTTTCATTAAGTCAAGCGATTTGTTTGAACTTTCATCAGAAACTCTTTGAGACTTCATTTTATTCTCTTCCTCTAAGTTTTCTTCAAAATTAAATCTATCATTTGGTTCTAAGAATAAATAAGCGCCAGGTGTAGATGGTGACCACACAAGGTCAAAACAAATTATTTCAAAATCATTCTGAACTTCATTATGTTCTCCAACCTTTTTTAAAGACCCAACTCCACGAGATGAAATACCTAAAGTAACACCTTGTCTTAACAGATTTGCGGCTTGGTCTCCCTTAGTTGAAACAATTCCTCTTTCATGAAACCCTGGTGAAGTTAATAGTTTTAATTTACCCATTAAAACAGGTCCTTCCCACCATATTTCAGTTATTGCATGTGAAACTCTATCTAAATCAACAAGTGAAGATTCAGGGTGGTTAAGTTCAGATAACGCAATACCCTTGTCAATCATTTTTTTATAATTATCCGCTTCTCTCTTTAATACTTTCTCAGGATATACTCTTCCGTTTCTATTTGGGGTATTATACTTTTGTAATACCGCATAGAACTCAAATGGTTTTGAGTGGTCAAGCATTCCCTTAGATTCACGTATTAAATCCGCATTACGTTGTTCGGTTGGTGATATATACCCTGCGTCGTATTCAACAAGTATTCCCTTTCCGATTTGACCAGGTTGTATGATTTGATGATTCATCTTTAATTTTTCTTTATAAATATTAAAGATTATCGGTTTCTGTTTTTTCTACCTTAGTTTTTTTAGTTTTGGTTAAGTGAAATTTAAAATATTCGTTATTTGTAAAATTATCTTGGAATACTTGTTTACATACTTTTTTTAAAGCATCTTTAATTCTCCTTGACTTGAAATCCGTTTCTGAACCTGATAAGTAAAAATTTATTTCTAAATTTAAAAATGACTTTTTTCCTTTTTGTAAACCACTAGACCTTAAATCTAAATCAACTATAAATTTGTTATCAAATAAAATTTTATCTAATGATTCTAAAACTGAATGTTTTATTGCCCTACTTAAGTTTAAAACTATCCTATTCCAATTTTCTGAGTTTATTTTGGGGTCAACCCATGTTTGAATGTTGAGGTATACTGATTTGAAATTAACCGAATCAACTGTGCCATAGATTACCTTGGCTGTTTTGAACCCCTGAATTTGTGAGGTCTTCCCCTTTTTCATCAACTTTTCATATTATACAAGTTTATTTTTAAAAAAAATAAGTATATTTGTATCGATAGTCAAAAAAAAATTCATTTAGAGATATTTCTTATATATGATAATTGTTAAGTTAGATAAACATACGAACATTGAGAAGGCACTTAAAATTCTCAAGAGCAAGGTTATTAGAACAAAACAAACCGCTGAGTTGGTTAATAGAAAAGAATATACCAAAAAATCTGTTAAAAAGAGAGATATTCTTAAAAAAGCCAAATACGTTCAAAAAAAGAAAGATTCCGAAAATTAAAGGCTTTCGTTTAATCCTTTTAATTTGAAGAATGACAATTTGTTATACGTCTCAGAATCAACTTTTGTTATTGTTTCCTCAACTCTATTTAAAGTGTCAGTATCTGTCGTGTTTTCTTTTAATGAAGTTAATTTTGATTTAACCTCATCTTTAATTGACTCAAATTGTGGTTCTAATTCAGAATCCTCTGTCTTTAAAAATTTAATTAATTCCTGTCTATCAGATTCATTTAAATTTTCGACATAATTTGAAAATGTTTTATTTGCAATATTAACCATTGTTGATATTGGTAAATTAACAGTTTCTGTCTTTTTGGTTTCAGGTGATTTAATTAAATTTTCAGAAATAATTTTTTTACTCTTTAAACGAGATTCAATTGTTAAAACATCAGTTGAAAATAAATTGTCAATATTTTCATATTTGTTGTCACACTTAACATTTGAAACCCAAGATTTCAATTTAGAGATTGTAGATTCGTCGATTTTATTTACGGTATTTTCATAAACTGTAATACACTCATAAATGTAGTCATTAACCAAAGATTCATTTAAACCTTTATTAGAACTCATCTCATCGTAAAGATAAAATAGTTTACTAATATTTTTATTACCTAAAACCAAAGACTTAAAAGTCTTCATTTCAGATTTAAAAGTATTGTTAGAATAAGATTCAAGTAACTTTTCTTCAATCTTTGATTTAATATTTCCGAACTTAATCATTTTCTTTTTTATTATAAATATCAATCTCTCAGAAGTTTTTCTAGTTGAGATTCCATTTGACCTAATGAATTTCTTGCTTTAGATAAATCTATGTAAGAATCTTCTTCAAACACAGAGTCCGATTCTAATAAAATATTTAGATTATCTCTATTTTCTGATTCGGGAGTAATTCCGGCTTCACCTCCTGGTGG